AATTTAGAGAAAACACGTCTAACGATTGGGAATACAACAGTTTCAAAAGAACCTGAAGAGTCCGTAGACGATGCTTCGTTAATCAAATGTGACGCTTGGTTTTCATACAATTGTGCAACATTTTCTTTTAGGTGGCCTTTAAGACCTTCTAGGAACCCTAATTTGTCCCATTTGTTGATAGTATCTTCTTTGATAACTTTAAGGTGCTTAAGACCGATGTTACCAACAAGACCTGATTCTAATAATGCTCCCATTTTATTTGGTTTTTATTATTTTTTGGTTTATTTTTATTTTATTAATTTGTTCATGATATCCTTCATTCTCATGAATTGAGGATTCTCATAAGTTTTTGACTCAATCAAATTAACCGCTCCTGTAGATGGAGTTCTGTTGATTTTTACTTCAACTGATTCTTTCACTACTTGAGATTCGTTTTTATTTGAAAGTTCATCTTTTATTACTTTATATAAAGTTTTAGATTCTTTGATAGTTTCAGCTCCGTCAAAACGTCTCAAAATGTTAATCTTCTCTTGTTTAGTAGTAGAATGTTCAGTGAACAATCTTGTAGCATAAGCCAAGTTAGAATTAAATACCGCAACTTCGTTAAGTTTGTCTCTGAATACATTCAAAGCTTTACGATACTCTTCATTTTTAGATTTTAACATATCAACTTCAGCATTAACTGATTCAACTGCTAAATGACGTGGAGCAGTTCTTGGTTTGTCTAAACCATTTCTTCCCCATTTCTTACCATTACCTAATGTTCTAGCAGCTTCTTTAGTTTCTGATTTTTTAGCTTTAGCTTTAGCTGGAGCTGGTTCGTTTTCCTTGTTAGGATTTCTCATCGGATTACCAGGTTTCTTTTCAGTTTCAGTACCAGGTTTTACTTTTGGTTTAGCAGGTGCAGTTTCAGTTTCACCTTCATTAAACTCAAATTTAGGACCTTTACCCATTCCAACTCCACGAGGACCTTGTTTTTTGTCTTCTTTAAATCCTCCTGTAGTTTTCTTGTAATTGAACTGTGTTGGTTTTCCGAATCCTTGCCCTTTAGCTTTGAATCCAATACTTTCATTTGTCATTTCTTCTTCGTTGTAGTCCTCTTCGTCCATTTCTTCAGACCATTCTTCATCCATTTCTTCAGACCATTCCTCGTCCATTTCTTCGTCTGTTTCTTCGTCTAAAGTAATTTCGTAGATTGTTTCACCTAAATCGTCCATAGACATTTCGTCAGATTCTCTAAATTCTTCAAATTCATCTTCATCATCAAAATCTTTAAAATCCATTTCATCTTCATCATCAAAATCTTCGTCTGAAGATTCTGCACCTAAAGAAGCAATTAATTCGTCCAAATCTTCATCAGAGATTTCATTCATTGATTCAGTTTCTTCCCCGTAGAAATCCATGTTATCCATGTTATCCATTTCATCCATGCTAGTCATGTTATCCATTTCATCCATTTCGAACATTTCATCTTGAGAAGAGAATTCTTCTCCGTGTCCACTTTTTTTCATTTCATTTAAGTTACTTTTCTTTTTATTTTTTGACTCTCCAAGTTTGATAAGATATTCATTGTCAGAATTTTCATCTGATAATGTGATACTACCGTTATCTTGTGTTACAATGATACCATCTTCTGGTTTCATTTTTTTGAAGACTTTCTGTAGTTCAGAAGCTGATGCTCCTCTCATATCTACAACTTCTTCGTCATCAAACTCAATGTTAGATGTATCATCCAAATCTACTAATCCGTCATTTTCAACATCAGTGTCAAGTTCATCGTCAGTATCCACATCAGTGTCTACATCAATTTCTTCTTCATCACCTGTTTCCAAATTGTCAACAGTAACTTCGGTGTCATCTTCATCTTGTTCTTTTAAGGACTCTTTTACTAATTCGCTGATTTCTCCCTTCATTGTAGAAGCGAGTATTCCTTTTGCGTTTTCAGCAATTACATCTTCCAAATTTTTCATTTGGATAATTGCCTCTTCAACTAATGAATTTTTTTCACTCATTTTTTTATTTGTTTTTTCTTAATAAATATATTATATTTGACAAAAAATTAATTTTGCCAATATATTATCTCAAATAAATATATGAGGAAATAAAAAAAGGGGACAAAAAGTCCCCATTTATTTTTTTATGTAAAATTTATTTATTCAAAAATTTCATCAATTTTACTTTCAGCAACTGAAGTAATTCTCCAATCATAACTAAATGATTCGTAAGCCTTTGTAACTTTAGCCTCAACATCAGTTACATTATAACCTTTAACAAGTTTTTCTTCTCTTACTTTTTTAATTTTACCTGAGTTTTCATCTGGCAAATCATATTGAATTTTTGCCACAAAATATTTTTCGTCCATTTCCATAATTTATTTTTTTAGAAATATACGATAGGTAAGATTATCTATCAAGATATGCCGACAATTTTTTCATTAAATCTAATGATTTGTTTGCCGATTCTTCTCCACCTGATAAAGTTCTAACGGCTTTCATTTTGTTTTCCTCATCAAGATTCTCTTCAAAATTATTCCTGTCTTCAGGATTTGTGAATAGATATGCACCAGGAGTTGACGGAGATGAAACAAGGTCAAAACAGATTAATTCAAAATCATCTTGAACTTCATTTTGTTCACCTACCTTTTTTAACGACCCAACACCACGAGAAGAAATACCAAGGGTTACACCTTGTCTTAAATAGTTTGCGGCTAAATCTCCTTTAGTTGAGCAGATTCCTCTTTCGTGAAATCCTGGTGATGTTAATAATCTCAATTTACCCATTAGGATTTTACCATCCCACCAAATATCAGTTATGATATGAGCAACTCTATCCAAGTCAATTAAAGATGATTCAGGGTGATTTAATTCAGATAATGAAACACCTTTTTGAATCATCTTTTTATAATTCTCAGCTTCTCTTTTTAATATCTTTTCAGGATAAATTCTCCCGTTTCTATTTGGGGTATTATATTTTTGTAATACCGCATAGAATTCAAATGGTTTTGAGTGGTCTAAAAAACTCTTTGATTCACGAATAATATCAGCATTCCCGTTTTCTTTTGGGTTAATATATCCAGCATCATACTCAATCAAAATTCCTTTACCTACATGGCCGGGTTGTATAATAGAATAGTTCATAAACTTTTTATTTATAAATAAATATACAACTAAACCATAACTTTATCGGATGTTTTCTTTGATATGTCAAAAAAGAAATATTTGTTGTTTATAAAGTTCTCTGAAATAATTGCGTTTGCAATTTTTTTCATTTCAGATTTAACATAATTTGATTTGAAATCAAAATTTGATTTTGTGTAGAAAAAGCATTCTAAATTCATAAAAGATTTTTTTCCCATTGATATTCCACTTGACCTTAAATCCATATCACATATAAATTTTAGTTCAAATAATTCAGGAGAAATAATATCTGAAATAGTTAATTTAATTCTTTTAATTAAATAATTGATTACCCTTTCAGGGTTTTCAAAAAAATCTTTGGGTTCAACCCAACTTTGAATGTTTAAATAAATTGATTTTAAATTTTTGTAATCTACCGTCCCGTAACTTACTTTGAACGATTTAAATCCTGTGAGTTTTACACTCTTACCTTTTTTCATTAATTAACATAATAACCGAAGTTTATTTTATGTTAAAAATATAAGATAGAAAAGTTATAAAACCAAAAATTAAAGAGTATTAAATAATTTCTTCAATCTAACAAGATTAAGTTGGTTTGGAGAATCGTTTTTAATTCTTTCAATTGTCTCATCAATTTTTGTTTTTGTATCAGAATCACTATTGTCTTTTAGTTCTTCCAATTTTTCAATAGTCATTTCAGAGATAACTGAATATTTGTTTTTAATTTCTCCCTCGGATAAAGTAAGATATTTGTTTAAAGTTTTCAACTCCTGTTCAGAAAGTTCCATTAAGAAGTTTTTAGTGGTGTTCTCTGCAACTTCATAAACTTTATCAAGAGGTAAATTAGCATTTTCTTTTACTTTTTCTGTAGAAGTTATTGCTTTAATTAAATTCTTTTTTGATTCTAAAATGGTTTCAAATAATATATTATCCGTATCTAAAATATTATCAATCTGCTTGTATGAATTTTCAGATAGTTTTGTTTTTCCAACCCAAGAATTAAGTTTTGATAATTTCTTATCATTTAAATTTAATTTCTCAAATTGTCTGATACACTCATCAATCAATGAATTTGCATCATCTTTAGACATCCCTCTTTTTCTATCTAATACATCATAGATATAGAAAGCCTTAGCAATGTCCTTATCTTCCAAAACTAAACTTTTGAAAGTTTTAATTTCAGATTTAAAAGTATTATTTGACATTGACTCAACTAAAAACTTTTCAACTTTTGATTTTAAGATACCTATTTTCATACTATAATAAATATTAATCTTTTAGAAGATTACTTAACTTTTTTTCAATTTCTAAAAGAGAATCTGAACTTCTATCAAAATCAAAAAAATCATCATCATTTTCTAATAAAATATTAAGTTCTCTTTCTTTTTTACTTTCAGGTGTTAATCCGGCAGGTTCAGGTTCGCCTCCTGGCGGGGGTGGTGGTCCACCAGCTTCAGGTCCCGCTTCAGGAGCTCCTCCAAGTCCTCCTGATGGTTCTCCACCTCCTTCAGGTGGTGTGGAGGTAGTACCTGAAGTGCTACCATATAATTTATCAATATTATCAAACAAACCTGTGTGTTTAATAACTTCAGCGGTTGCTGCTAATTCACCCGCAACTGCTTTTTCAACACGTTGTTGCTGGATATCAAGTTTAATTTCCTCGTCAGAAAATCCAAGAATATTCTTTTTAGCCCAAGATATTGACGTTGGGGCAATACCTTCAATTGCGGTAACCGCATCCTTATACAATGTGATTTTTTCTTTCCAAATATCAATTTTAAGAAGGTCTGCCTGTGTTGATGGGTTAGTTAATGTTAATGTAAAATTACTTAATTCATCTTCAAACCCTAACAAAAATAAATGTATAATTGCAATCTTATTTAATTC